AATTACCTCTAGGTTTCATCATAGCTAATTTTTCTCTTGCTTCATTAGCTATTTCTTGTTTTTCTAAAGAAGTTTCAGCTCTTAAATTTGCTAACTCTTCATTTTGATCAAATTTCTCATCTTGATTTTGTTGATTCATCATAGACTTCATTCTATCTAAATCTAATCTTTCTTTACCTTCTTTTTCTTTTCTAGCGTTCTCTTGAGCCTGTAAATCTAGTTCTCTTGCTCTTAATGCAGCAATTGGATCATTACCATACTCTGAACTAATCTTTTTCTCTTCATCTGCAAAGTCTTTCATCATTTCAGACACTAAAACTGCTTTTCTACCTTCTATTTTCTCTTGTAGCATCTTCATTTCTTGTTGCATCTGTGGATTTTGCGGATTTTGTTGCATCATTTGGCCCATTTGCGCTAATTTAGGTAATTCTTCTCTAAATTCAATCTCAATTTGCTCTTGTGACATTAAACTTATGTGTTCTAGTATGTTTTTTTGTATTGCAGCACCGACTGCAGGTGCATTTTTTACCATATTAGTCTCCATAAAGTTTAAATGCGCTGTAATGTGTGCTTGGTGGTCTTGTCCAGGGAATGCTTGGAATGGTTTTCCGCCTAAAGCATCAATATGCTCTAATGCAGGATCTTTCGGCATTGGTTGTTCTGGTTTTTTTAAAATTAAATCAATATCTTTTACACCTAACGCTTCATACATGTTTCTGTACACTTCGTATTGGTTATGAATTGCAGGATTAGAAGCTGCCAGTTGCATCTCCGTTTGAGCGAGTGATATTCGCTGCGTTTGAGAAAATATATTCGGATCCGCAACCGGCATTATATCTATTCGGTCGTCGAAATCAGTTTGTTTGATTTGCTTTTGACCGCCAACAACATCATATGGATAAACTGGAGGTAAGTAAAGTTTAAATACTCTGGCCATTAAACCAAACTCACGTTTCATAGAAGCATATAATCTTTTATGAATTGCTGACATTGTTCTAGATCCACGTTCTAATAATGCAACTGTTGTACCAACTGCAGCATTTTGATTACCCTCTCCTACTTGCATATCTGCGATTGATGCAAATCTTTGTCCTGCTCCAACTACAACACTCATCAATTGTAATAATGTTGCTGATGGTTCTTTAAACGGTAATGGCATAAATGCGTCTCGTAAATTACCACCTGGTGCATCGACATCTCTAAACTCTCCTGGTTGAATAGGCTGTGCTTCGTCTCTCATCTTGATACCACGCATCTTAAATCCTGCTGGTAAATTAGACAAGGTTCCGGCGTCAAGTAACGATCTTAATGCTGCAGTCGCTGATCTTGATAATCCACCAATCATGTGTATCAAACCAAAACCATAAAAACCTAGTCCTGGTAAAAATTTAAAATGTACAAAGTAATCTATTTTTTTCTTCATAGGGTCACCAACTTCATAGTTTCGTCTGATAGATAATATCTCACGTGATCCTTCTTCTACTGTTACAATGTAAGGTAACTTAATTCCTGTGGGCTCACCATCTTGTCCTGCATCTTCAAAACCTTCTATGTCTAAAGTTGCATGGCATTCTAAAAGTGTAAACATTCTTTGATCTCTGCCTTTGCTTAAACCTTCTAGTTCACGTTCTTTCTTTTGTGATGGTGTTTCATTCTCAGTTCCTGGTGTTAATTCAATATCTCTGTAGAAACCACCAACCTGTTGTTTTCTTAATTCGTTTTCTGACATCTTAACAACATGAATAATTGTTTCCGCATCGTCCAATGAGGTAGCCGTATACGGAACAATTAAATCATCTGCAGGAACGAACTTCGATACTGTTCTCTGCATAATCTCGTCATAATAAACTTTTTTAAATGTAGATCCTGTAAGTGGTAAATAAAATAACATCTGATCAAACTCAGATTCGTATTCTCTCATCTCACCCATGATCTGGTAATTCATAAATTCTTTAACACGCATTGACTGCGCTTCTTTATCTGGAGTTGGCATTCCAACTATTTGAGTTCTAACTGGTCCACCTGATGGTAGTAATTCTTTGTAAGCTAATGATTGAAACTGTGTAACTGCTTCTGCTAATACTGGGTGAACGGCACCTGATGCACCTTTGAATGGTTCTGTAGTTTCTTCATATTTAAATCCTAAAAGGTCTAAACCTTTTGTATAAGAAGTTTCCCAATCTTTTCTTGATGCTTTATAATCTGTGTAACTTTCATACAAGTCATGACCTATTGGAGCTAGCACTTCTTCTGGAAGTAATTCTGCTAAATTAGAAAAATGATCTTCACCTTGTTCTTGGCTACCAACTGATGGATCAAAGTTTATATCAACACTGCCATCTTCGTTTTCTTGAACGTCGATTGGTTGATCAGGGTCTTGTTGCTCTTCCTGTAGTTCTACTTCTAATTCGTCAGGACTTGGTATATTTATTGATTGCTTTACGTTTGGTAAAGACTTGTCTATTTCTGCCATTTATTTTCTCCAGTTTCACTGTCTTAACAGTATTATAATTAATATTCAACCCCTGTGGTGTTGGTCCTGATTTTGGTGGTGGTCCTGACTTTTTACCAATCATTTAATTTCTTCTCTTATTTGTCTTAAACCTATATCAAGAGCTGCATCCGGAGTCATGGCTCCTCCAGCAGTTAGATCATCTATTATTCTATTAAGTTTTTCTTGTGTAGGTCTATCTTTATATTTTAAATATTTTTTACCATAATCTATTACTCCAGAACCACCGGCTAATTTTACCCTGTCGCCTGTAGCTGGTCGCGTGAGATACGCCATCATCTCATTGTATTCATGGATCTTCATTATAGTTTTAATAAATCAGCTAGCCCACCACTTGCCGCTCGGACCCTGCCGCCTGTTGCAAAATTTTCTGGTATATATTTTTTAGAAAATTGTTGAAAGTTCATTTTGCCACCTTGTTTTAAATAATCTTTATAAAAAGATATCATCTCGTCAATTTTATCATCAATAGTTATTATACCTTCAGGGCTACCATTTTTTAAACCAACCCTGCCGCCTGTAGCACTTGGCTTTCTACCTTTTGGATCAAAGTCTGTTAATATTTTTTCATCTGTGACTTGTTTTTCAAGTTCTAACATTTCTTGATCAGTCAATCCTCTTTGTGGATTTTTAGGTATCTCGATATCAAACAAACCATCTGCTTCTAACATCTGATCCATATCTTTCATACCGCCGCCTCTTGAATCTATTTCAAGCATCTCTTCAGCAAGATTATTAACGTCTGATATTGATTCTCCAAAAGTATCACTAAAAACTTCTATTGGATCTTTCTTACCAATTTGAATTCCTTTTTTATCTAATATTCTTCTAGCTAACGCTCTCGTGAGTCCTGTCGCCGGGTCCAAGGAACCACCAGGTCTTTTAGGATTTTTTTGTAATGTATCAACCACATCATCTAGTCTATCCATTAAAGGACCAGCTTCTTCTGTAGCCATGATGCCTTCTTCTTTTTTTTCTGCTATCTTTCTTACCAAAGGAATAACTGTTCCTTCTTTCTTACCAGCTTTACCAACAACTGGTTTTTTAGCAGACTCAAAAACTTTTTCTATTTGTTTTTTTAAAAGTGGACTTACTTTTCCAAATTGTTGTTCAGCAAATTTAATTGCTTGAGGTATTTTTCTAATTGCACCAGATCTAACTAAGTTAGTTAGTGATAATAAGAATTGTGCTAGTAGTCCCATAATTTTTTACCAATAATATTTATACTCTTTTCTCGGAAGTTTTTCATCCTCATAATCCTCTGGATGACCGATTAAACCGCCTTGTCTAAATCTCATAACAGCTTGTGTTGTACTATCAACTAAATCGTCATGATCCCCATACGGGAAGGCAGCGCACTCTTCAATAACCTCTTGAGCGAACTGTTTATTCAAAGGTGCCCATATATTACCAGATTCAAACAAAGGTGCAACAGAATTAACACGAGTATGTTTATCGTTACCTTTTGATGGTGTGTAATTAACAACGGGTATACCCATATTTCTAAGTTCGTATGTTAGTGGTAGTCCTGATGCTTTGGCTTCAACGAGTACAGTCTCTGGTTGCCAGTAATCATATTGCTCTTTAGCAACTCTACGTAATTCCGGAAATTCTAATCTATCTTTTAATGCATCGAGTAATATCATCTGTGGTGGTCCATCATCATTCT